AAAAGTCGAAATGCAATATGTGATCGGTTGGAACGTAGGCGGGAAGGAACTGATCCTTCAGGAGGCATATTCGAATGCTCCAAGACTCTTTGAAACCGAGGAAGATGCACAAGTCGTCGCCAAGGAACTGTCAACCGATGTAGGTACATGCCGCGTCCTTAAAGTCGTTCAAGAAGCTCGTGATCCGGCTTCGTAAAATAAATTTTTGATACAGACCGAAAGTGCCCTGTCTGGCGCATAAATAGGTCTCCCGATCAAATTTACACACCATATACAAGGATCACATACAATGAATATCGAAACTTTTGTCGCCGACTTCGGCACCATCATCGCGTCTAAAATCGACGTGGATAGCGTGGAAACACGCAAAGAAGCATGGGATGCCTATTTCAATCTCATGCTGGAACAGCCCATTCTCCTGAAGACCATGCCAGAAGACGAGACTGTTCGTCTCACTATGGAAACCGTCTTCTATCATGTGGATTGGTTGAATTAAGGAACGTCTGAAATACATGTATTCATTTGAAGAAGACCGTCTATCCGAGATTATCAAGAAGATAGACTCCATAGAGAATGGTGAAGTCTCGATTATCGAAGCGATCTGCTTCTATGCCGAGCAAAACGAAATAGAGGTGGAGGCGATAGCCGAGCTGATCAAGAAGTCAGCCCCGATGGTATCTCGTATCCGGGAAGCAGCGGAACTCCTCAACCTGATGGAACGGTCGCCGTCCCTGTTCTGAAAGGTGTAAAGGATGTCAGAATCGTTTGAGCTGTATAAGTTCTATATTGCGATGAAGAAGCACTTTACCAGCGAAGACTACGACTTCTTCAAGTATGGTGGCAAGGTCAACGCAAATGCGGAATCCTTCACCAACCGCAAGGACAAGTCATTCTTTATCAACATTGCCAAGAGGCAGCGCGACCCGAAAGAATACGTGTTTGCCTGTCTGTTGGAAAATCCGAATATCTACATCGGGGACATTGCGACCGACAAGAACCATTCGGATGATGTGTATAATGGATGGGAACGGCGGATGCAGTCCTTGACGTATCTCTTCAAGGAAGAACTAGGCAGATTGAATTCCGATTTGGATTCAAATTTTGTCGGTCAAGACGGAAAGCATCCGCCGTTGCTGAAGCTGTACCTGTCCAAGAAGGTCAGTCTTGAAACCGTGGTGATCCTCGACATGGTTCTAGGGTTCATCGGTCTTTGGGATCGACGTATGAAGACTGATCCGATTTGGAAAGAGATTTCCAGAAGGATTAAAAAATACAAGCCGTTCCTGACCATAGATTTGCCCAAGTTCAAGTCTATAGTTAAAGAACGGTTCATTGATTGAGTGGACATGCCCGCATTCCGATCTGGTTAAGACATGTCTGCAATAGTCCGGTGGCTACCAAATCCCGCAAGGGTTGGGCAATCCCTGTAAATGACAGTGGCGCTGGTGAGTGCGTCCAAACCCGGCAGGAGTGGTGGAAAGCCGCTCCATTATTCATTCTCAGAGAGTAGATCATGACCAATGATGAAAGATGGCAAGAAGTTGCCGATTTCTACCAGACCCTACCTGAAGAGCAAAAACGAGAATGGAACAATGAATTCCGTCAAATCCTCCAAGAGGAAATCGACAAGGAAGTCATACGCAAAATTCCAGAACACTAAATAGTTCTGTCGCCTGTAAGATTAAGGCGTTAACCCCTAAACATTAAACACAACAAACACAAAAGCATCATACAACACACTCGAATATAATATTGAATACATCGAAATATGAAATGCCGTTATTGATGCAGATAACGGAGTAATACAATGACTACTGATTTTTCTTCTCTCAAGAAGTCCCGTTCGTCCGCATTCGACCAGCTTGACGCTCAGTTGAAAAAGATGAACAGCAATGGTTTCCAGTCCGATGCCGAAGAATATTGGCAACCCCAAGTGGACAAGGCTGGTAACGGCTTCGCGGAAATCCGCTTTCTCCCCGCTCCTCCATCTGAAGACCTTCCGTTCGTTCGTCTCTGGAACCATAGCTTCCAAGGTCCGACCGGTAAATGGTACATTGAAAATTGCCGAACCACTCTTGGCGAGAACGACCCGGTTTCCGAGTTCGCTTCCGAATTGTGGAACACCGGCATTGAGGAAAACAAGGAAGAAGTACGTAAGAAGTACAAGCGCCGTCTGACCTACATCTCCAACGTCTACATTGTCAACGATCCTGCCAAGCCGGAAAACAACGGTAAGGTCTTCAAGTACAAGTATGGCAAGAAGATTTGGGACAAGCTGAACTACCTGATGAACCCGGAGTTCGAAGACGAAACCAAGATCAACCCGTTCGATTTTTGGGAAGGTGCAAACTTCAAGCTCAAGATTCGCAAGGTCGAAGGCTACCGCAATTACGACAAGTCCGAGTTCGCCGAAGCGGCTCCTCTGCACTCCGACGAATCGGTTCTCGAATCGATCTGGAAGCAGGAACACTCGCTGTCGAAGATCGTCGCTCCTGAGAACTTCAAGAGCTACGAAGAGCTGTCCAAGCGCTTCTATGCTGCCCTTGGCAAGTCCGCCCCTCGTGGTGAGGCTGGTCCGACCCTTGATGCTGGTGAAGACAAGGAGATGAACTTCAAGCCGAGCTTCGGTTCGTCTGACGGTGCTGACGCTGGTAAGTCCGCCGCCTCATCCTTCGAAAGCTCTGCCGGTGACGATGACGACGAATCGCTGTCGTTCTTCAAGAAGCTCGCCAACGACGACTAAGACGACCGCTAAACTGACACGATCAAGCCGGGATGAAATATTCCCGGCTTTTTTCGTTTTAGGATTGACTTAGGATGATAGTTCAAATAATCATCAACCCAACATCAAAATCAACCCAATCAAAAGGAAACGATTATGACCGCTGTAAAGAAGCCTGCCACCAAGAAGAAGCCAAACCTTCTCGTCAAGCGCGAATCGAAGCTCGTCGCTGCACTGAAGACCGGCGTTTCCGGTTACGCTCTTATCCGCTAATCGGAGCACATCCATTGACACTCTTTGAACCAAAGCCCCTCGTCTATGCCATCGGCGACATCCACGGATGCCTGTCCGAACTGAAGCAGATGCACGAGTTCATCGACCGCCACATCAAGCCCGAGGACATAATCGTCTACATCGGGGATTACATCGACCGTGGTCCCGATTCGAAAGGCGTCGTTGATCTGTTGATAGAACGCCAGAAGACCATCTCGAATCCGCAAGTCCACCTCTTGGGCAACCATGAGGACATGATGATGGAGGGAAACTACTGGATGGTGAACGGCGGGGCGGAAGCCATCAAGTCCTATGGTCTTGACCCCTATGACCATGGCATTGAAAGCCGGTTCTTTCAGGACTTATGCCCGCGCGACCATCAGGAGTTCTACGCCGAACTTCGCTATCATGTGTTGATAGGCAAGACCGTCTTCGTCCATGCCGCCATCGACCCGTCGTACGATCTGGACAACCAAGCCGACCATACCAAGCTTTGGGTGCGGCATTTCGACGCCTACAAGGGCGACTATGTTGGCGGCTATACCGTCGTTCGCGGTCACACCCCAACCACCGAGGTTATCGAACGGACAAATCAAATAATGATTGACACCGGTTGTGTCTTCGGCAACAAGCTGACATGCCTGATCATCGATCCGAACAATCCGGAAGATCGATCCTTCCATCAGGTCAAGTCCGAACAGCCCAAGTGGTAATAAGGAGGTATTCAGAATGACCGACCGTGAACAACTGTGCTGCGACTGTACCGAACCGTTTCATCATGTGGTCTTTGACTACGACGAAGAATATGGATCGCTCCTGATCTACCAGCAGATGGATCACTATCTGCCATGGCACCAGCGCCTTTGGGTTGCTCTCGACTACTTTCTTGGTCGCGATAAGGACCGCGTCCAGTACACCGAAGTCGTGCTGGACAAGGACAATCACAATGAATCGGTCCGGACCATCCGCGATATGCTCAATAAGGTTCTTGGGGAATAAATTTAAAAATTCCCCTTGACGACAGCATTATTCAAAGTTACATATAGTGCATACCGAAAAAACAAAAAAAGCGAGTTGACTGTGATTTTGAATAGCAAGCCAACGATTTTCCTTGACAGCGACGGCGTTTGTGCCGATTTCGATGCTCTCTACGAAGCCGAGTTCGGGCATGCCCCGAACGCTGTCCACGACGACCAGATGTGGGCGAACATCAACGCCCACGGCAGCTTCTTCAGCAGCTTGCCCCTGATCGACGGCACTCTTGAATTCATCAAGAAGTTCCAGAAAACCCACAACATCGTCATCCTGACTGCCTGCCCGAAGAGCGACTATCAAAGAGCTGCGACTCAGAAGAAAGCATGGTTCAAGACCATCGTTGATCCTGACTTGATCGTCCTGCCCGTCCTTGGCGGCAAGAATAAATACCTGTTCATGCAGAAGCCCGGTGACGTGCTGATCGATGACTTCGCCAAGAACATTGCGCCTTGGAATGAAGCAGGCGGCTTCGGTATCGTCCATACTGACTGGGCGACCACGACCGAAGCTCTCGCCAAGTACCTCGCCGTCTAAGCTTCCCAAGATAAGATTTAATGACTCACATTACCCCTTTCCGTGAGAAAGGCTGCTTGACGGGCGGTTGCGCGTCTTGCGGTCTTTGTTTTTCCTCATCCCAAGACATTAAAGAAAAAGTTGTTATGAATACGAAATATGTACAGCCACAACAGGTGGCTAACGATGCCCTGCATTCGCTTGGCATGATCATTGACGAATCGCAAGGACGGGATGCAATCCACCTTGCCGTTGAAAACGTCGTGGCGGCTGAAAAGCTGTTTCCCGGTCAACATATCGGCTTTGTCGATGGTGGCGTTGGGGCGACCGCTTCCGAGCTTGTCGGGATTGTCGATCCGTTCCTG